GTTGATGGTGATAACCAAGAGAAAAATTTAGTTGTATCATATTATGGTGGAGGCGATACCAAAGACTTGGGCGATGTAAGAGGAGCCACCGGTCTTGGGATTAGTCCTGTAGCCGTTTATGAGTGGGCAGATGAAATTCCTACAGCGGGTGATATTAGTAATCCTTTATCAGCTGCATTACAAAGAACCGGCGTAACCGTTGCAGTTTTAAAAGGAGCAACTACAGGTGATAGCCCGGTGTGGGATAATACTCACATATATGTATATAATGCACCTGCAGATTCTTGGACAGATCTTGGAGAATTAGCGGGTGCGGTTGGTCCTATTGGGTTAACCGGCGATGTTGGTGCAACTGGGCCTACTGGAGTCGCTGGCCCAACTGGTCCTACTGGAGCTACTGGGCCAGTTTCAGCGCCTGCTACTGATATTGATAAAGGTATCGTAGAGTTTGCAACTCGAGAAGAAGTTTGGAGTGCAGACACACTCGACCCTGCTAATAATACTGTTGTTAGAGCTAAGCATCTTTTAATTAAAAAGGACGAAATAAATTCTGCTTTAACGATCGCTGACCTTGGCGTTGGAAATGCTGCAGGCGATGGAAAAATCAGAATTCATCCTGATGGACAAGTTGCATTGAGTTTAAATAATTCGGCGATTCCTCCAATTACTGGTGATGTAAATCCTGGGAGCGCCGTTGATGGTATATTACCTGAAGGTTATGTTGCGTTAAGGCGAGATGAAACCGACGTGTTTATTGATTTAAATGTTGGCGGATCTATTACAAGTAAGGCTGTTGGTATTAACCAAACTTTAACTTTAAACGGAACAAGTATTGAAATTAGTGGCGGTAATAGTATTCAACTTCCTACTCCAGTTATTGGAGGAATGCAAGGTTTGATTTTCGATCCTGAAACCTTTGAGTTAACGATTGATGGAGGTAATACAGTCACCTTGCCACAAAATACAAATTTACAAGACTTATCAATTGATGGAGATCAATTATCAATTTCCGATAGTAATACAGTTACATTACCAGTAACTGCAGAGCAAGGACAAAAAGCAGATTCTGCTATTCAACCATATGATATTGATACTTTATCAGAACTTAATAGTATATTAACGGATGCGGAGCTTATTGATACAAATGATTTTAGATTAGATAATCAGCGCCAACCTTTATATCACGTACACGAATTAGAAGATCTAACTCCGCCGCAGGGTGCACAAGATGGCCAAATTATTAGTTATAATGAAAATCTTGGTCAGTTTTCTTTACAGGAATTTATTTTTAATGTAAGTAATAGTATAACTACATCCGTTTTTGATCAAGCTGATATTTTTGCAGATGATAAACTTTTATTTAAAGATACAAGTAATGGTGAAGTTTCAAGATATGCTGAAGCTTCAACGATTTTTGAAAATACTTCCAGCGTTGGTATTGGAAGAGCGCCGGGTAGTGAGGATTACGCGCTTGATGTTTTAGGGCAGAATGCAATATTTGCAAAAGAAAATTATACGAGTGGCATATTATTATCTGCCGGTGATGGCGGTATAGAATTATTTGACGGCGCCAATGATTATACCGAGGAGCCTGGTTGGGGAAATCCATATATTGATTTTAAAAACCAACAAACCGATGACTGGAGCAGCCGTATAATTAAACAAGGTGACGCATTAAAGATTGTAACCGGTGGCGGCACTGGTGGTAAATTTCATTTTTCTCAATCTGGCGAATTTGTAATTGGGCAGAGCCTAACTAGTGAAGTTATCAGCTATGATGAAATTACTGGCTTTGCAGGTCATGATTTGGTAGTTGGCCGAGAAATGCTAGATGTTAGAGGTAATATAGCTATTGGTACTTATGGAACAGATGTAAATGACTATGATGCTTCTAATTATATTTCTTTTGCAGGAACATATGAAGACCAAAACGCTGCCTTTATAGGAGAACGCCGATATGATGAAGGCGTAAATCAAAGGAGCGAGTTATTAATCTATAAAGGTAATGATCCTAATATTAGTAATTCAGGAGAAGATAGAGTTCGAATTGCGACAGCTCGGTTTGCAGTTGATACATTTGAATCACCCATACCACAAACGAATTCAAGTTTTAATGAAGTAGGAGAATCTGAGCTTTTAATTAATAGATTTTCAATAAACAGCGATGGTAATGTCGGTATTGGCGACTTTGCAGAAGTTCTATCCGGCGCTCCAATGAAGTTATCTGTTAAAGGCGGAACTATTGGTATTGATTCTAACGGTAATGACGATTGGGGAATGATTGACCAAGGTACTACTAATTCAGGTATTGGATTCAGAGGATCTGGTTTTACTGCAAGCAGCGGTTTAGATCTTTGCGTAACTCAAGATGGTAACGTTGGAATTGGAACTGAAACGCCAAACAACAAGTTACAAGTAATTGGTAATACTGAAATAGATGGTATATTATATGTTACTGATACCCTCCGCTTTGGATCAGATTATTCTGAGGCTGGGTCTGGCAACACTTGGCCATTAGCACTAATTACCGCAACTCGAACCACTGAAATCCCTAATACAGATTTAGGACAAAAGGATGATTTACGATTAGGCAGCAACGACTATGTAAGCATTTATACCGATGGTGATTGGAACAGCTTTGATACAACTGATATTCCTAAACTTCGTGTTATACAAAATGGAAACGTCGGTATTAATACGGTTGATCCTTTAGAAAAATTACACGTTAAAGGTAATATAATGTTAGGCGAAAAGTCAAACGATCCTAATGTCTTTAATCATAATTATCTTCGATTCGCTGGATCATATGGAGATACTGGATCATTCATAGGAGAGCGTCGATATGATAATGCTCTTCAGAAAAGTGAATTAATCATATTTAAAGGAAATGATTCAGATATAAATGCAACTGGGCCTGACCGAGTTAGAGTTGCAGCAGCAGAATTTAGATTTGATTCTATTGATAGCGTTATATCAGATGGAGATGATCCTGATGAAGTTATTGCTAATGATGCTACTTTTAATAATAGGTTTTTAATTCAAGGCGATGGAAAAACAAGGATTGGACCTGATTCTGTAGCACCATATAGTACTTTAAGTATTACTGAAGGTGGAATTGCTATCAGTAGTAATGGAGACGCCGATTGGGGATTTATTGATCAAGGACCTGGTAATACTGGAATTGGATTTAGAGGCCAAGGGTCGCTTACTTCAGAAGAACTTGATTTAGAAGTTAAGCATGGCGGTGATGTTAAAATAAAAGCTGGTAATACATTAACAATTGGAGATGATACCGTATTTCCAAATACTTCAGGTGGAATTCCATCTCCTGCTGCTCCTTATGATGTATCCTTGGCTAATTCTAGTGGCCATGTACAACTTCCTGGCGGTTTAATTATGAAGTTTGGAACTGCTATGAGTAACACCGATGACGATCAAATATTTACCTTTGAAGTACCGTTTCCAAATAATATGTTTACTATACATCTTACAAAACAAGGAAGTAATGCAACAGTTCTTGCGTATAGCTCATATAACAAACAAGGGTTTACAATCAATCGGGCAGATGGCATTGATAATGCTGATGGAGCAGGATCTGCTGGCAATGGATTCTGTTGGCAAGCAATCGGTAATTAAAAATACTATTTTATAAATAAGTTTTATAGTAAGTAAACAAACCTTTATATTATACCATTTGTTATGACACAATCAAAAGACGAATATACTATCGAAATGAAACGTGTCGTGGCTGAAACTATTAAAGAGTTACATGCGACTGACACTGGTATACGATTTAAAAAACCAAATACGATTCAAGGGTGGTTGGCAGTTATTTTAGCATGTATTGCTTTATCTGGTTTTGTTGGGTCAAGTATTATATTTTTAAATAATGTAAGTACTCACCATCAATTACCAGCACATTCTGGGACTAAAAAATTATTAGAAGAAGTGGCAGAGATTCATGAACTACATTCTAGAGATCAGGCATTTCATATCAAAGAAGAACGATTACAACTTCAAATATTAGCAGAAACCGCTCCAATTCATGAAAAGTTAAGCGTAATTAAAGAAGACGTAAAGGCTATTGAAACAAAGGTTGATATTTTACTCGATCGTGAGTTTAAGAGAAACAATTAGTGTTATTATTTAGAGATATATTTTTTATAAATATATTATATAATTATTAACTATCTGCTTAAACACCACACTTATAGAATATATGACGCCTTACGAAAACTTTAAAGCTTTTGCTCAATTACAATCTATAGCTTGGACTTTGCCGATGCTGGCCCTATGTATCATTGTTGTCTTTAAAGCTTTTAAGCCTACAAAGAATGCTAATAAGAAGGGTGCTCGCAATTCTTCAGAGAAAATGAAATGGTTTCTTACCGGAATTTTTATTGGGTTCCTTGGAAATATTCTTGATAATACATACTGGGCTTTTTATTGGGGAGCTGGTTATTTACAAATGAAAGAACCTGTTGATGCATTAATTAGTTTTGGTGTTTTCCCTAACCTTGTTTTTAGGCAAGGGATGACACTGTTAGCCGCGTATTGCCATATAAAAGCTTTTATACCTGCAGAAAATAAACTATTAGCTAGTAAGGTTCATAAGATATTTATTGCTACTATTATTTTGGGGCAAGGGTATATTCTATTACTGGTCGCCTTAAAATACGGTTGGTTCTTAAACGCCAAATAAGTTTATTTCTTCTTGATCGGATTTAAACTTTCCTTTATCTCCGGCAGAAAAGTAAATATCATTGCCTTCTTTTTTATAGATCATGATATAATCTATGTCTCCACATCCGAGTTTTTTAAATAATTCCCGAGCGCCTTTGTTAATGTATACTATTTCATTATTCATACAATTTATATATAATAAGTTTATATAAATAATAGTATGGCTAGACCAGAAACAAGAGACCAATTAGCAGAATATTGTTTAAGAGCTTTAGGCGCTCCTGTCATTGAAATTAACCTTGATGAAGATCAAATCGATGATCGCATTGATGAAGCTATTCAATTTTATCAGGAGTACCATTCAGATGCAGTAGTAAGAACCTTTGTTAAACATGAGATAACGCAAGATACTATTGATAATAGGGAAATTCAATTACCAGATTCAATATTAAGCGTAACTCGAATCAGAGGTTTAAATTCATCAAGTCTTGGTGGAATGTTTAGTGTTAAATATCAAATGCACCTTAATGATGTTGCTGGATTGAATGGATCAAACGGCGGAGGATTAGTAAACTATGAAATGACTAAACAAAACCTTTCATTAATTGATGATATTATAAATGGTCATTCTCAACAGGTTTCATATAGTCGCCACAAAAATACAATTAAAATACATAGCGATATTACAGGTTATGCCGGCGTTGGAAATTTTATTCTTGTTGAATGTTACCAAACAATAGATCCAAATTCATATCCTGAAGTATATAATGATATGGCTTTAAAAGAATTATTAACACTACTTCTTAAAAAACAATGGGGTGCAAATCTAATTAAATTTGAAGGAATGCAACTACCGGGCGGCGTAACAATAAACGGGAGGCCAATTTATGATGACGCTGTAACAGATTTAAAAGAACTTAAAGAAAGATGGCAATTACAATATGAAGCACCCGTTGATTTTTATTGTGGTTAAAATATAATACCAATGGCTTTAAATAAATATTTTCAAAACGGCGCTAAGTCTGAACAAAACTTATATGAGTCTCTTGTTATAGAGTCCATACAGATTCATGGCATTGACGTTTATTATATTCCTCGTAAGATTATTAAGAGGGACTTTGTTTTAAATGAAGACGTGGTTTCAACCTTTGATAAAGCATTCAAAGTTGAAATGTATGTTGAGGAAATGGAGGGCTTTGAAGGAGATTCTAAAATTTATGAAAAGTTTGGTTTAGAAGTTAGAGATGAAATGACGTTGCGCGTCGCTAAGTATCGATGGAACCAACTTATTCAGCGTCACGGTTATGCTGATGATGCAGTGCGTCCAAGAGAAGGCGATTTAATTTATGTGCCTCTTTATAAATCTATTTTTGAAATTCGTTATTCTGATTCTAAAAAACCATTTTATCAATTACAAGACTTACCATTATTTACTCTTACATGCGAGAAGTTTGAATATGAAGGACAAGAAATTGATACAGGCATTGACGATATTGATGACATACAAGAAAAACTTTCTCAAGGATTTACTTTTGTTATTGATTCCAAAACAGAACCAAATTTTATTGATGGAGAAACATTAACATTTACTACACCCGGCGGTATAACTGGTAATACAGAGTTCTTTGAATATAATATAGTTCCAGATAGTGACCCAATTGTTGAAGAAATGAGAGTTGGCACTTTAACGTTTGATGACGGATATTTCCATAATATTGAGGCTAACACATCATTCTTAGGCACTGAAAGCGGCGGCTCTTTAATTATAAGTGAACTAAGAAGCCTTGACGATTCCGACTCTGATATATTTAATTCAGATCATTGGGCAGGTAATGCAACATTTGCTGATGCGGCTAACGGTTTAGAATTTATTGACTTTTCAGAGAGCAATCCATTCGGTGAACCATTTAATTTCCAATAAATAAAAAATTATGCTAGGACACGATTATTTTTACCATGCCAATGTTCGAAAGATCATTAGTGTGTTTGGCTCATTATTTAATGATATCTATATTGGTAAGCGAGTTGATGGCGCGTTAACAAGCGTTCAGCGAGTTCCTTTAGCCTATGCGCCAAGAGAAAGATATTTGGCAAGAATAAATGAATCTACCCTTGATGAATCTATTGCTATTAAATTACCAAGAATGTCATTTGAGATTGCTGATATTACATATGACGCTGCTACTAAGTTAACAAAATTTAATCAAACAATACAAAAGGACGCTGATGGAAATTGCTTTAATGTATTTCAAGCAGTACCTTATAACATGACAATTGATTTAAATGTTTTATCTAGATCTCAAGACGAAGCTCTTCAAATCGTTGAACAAATTTTACCATTCTTTAGCCCTTCATATACGCTTTCAGTAAAAGGTTTAGAAGGTCCTGAGAGTATAACAGATATTCCAATAAGCCTAAACTCCCTTGATCATGAAGATTCGTATCAAGGTGGTATTAAAGATTCACGAAGAACTATTATATATACATTGAGCTTTGGCGTTAAGGTTAAGTTTGCAGGGCCTTTAATACCATGTAATAACGGCGGTTTAATTAAAGCTATTGATGTAAGTATTATGGAAGAAGAAGGCAAAGATGCCTTTGGCGGCGTTGAAGTTAAAACGGCACTGAGAGCTCAAACTAAAGATGATTTTGATTGTGTTATTAACTTAGGTCCATTAGATCCAGATAGAGATATTTGGCCAGACGATTAAACTAATTTTTAAATAAATTATATTATGGGTAAAGATAAAAAAGAAATTTTAAAATCACTTGAGAATAACATTCCGAGTGAGATGAAAAATAATATGGAACTTCAACCTTTAAAAAAGGAACCAACTCAAGAACGGCTTATATCAGATACCGAGGAGGATTTTGAATTAGCGCGTAATCAAATTAAAAGTTTAATTGATACTAGTGGAGAAGCTATTGAGCAGATGCATAACTTAGCAGCTGACGCAGAACATCCTCGTGCTTTTGAAGTTCTTGGTGCTTTAATAAAGCAAACCGCAGAAATGAATGGGCAGCTTTTAGATTTACAAAAACAACGAAAGGCTTTAATTAAAGACGAAAATAAAGCAGCGTCCACCACTACAAATAACAGTATTTTTGTTGGCACTACAACAGAGTTACAAAATTTATTAAAAGGTGATGATAACGCTGACAATATAATCGAAGTTGATTAAAGATGAAAAATAATTCTTATAATGGTAATACCTTTATTAAAGCGGATGGAGTACAACAAAGCTTTACTAAAGAAGAAGTAATTGAATATAAGAAATGTATGAATAATATTTCATACTTCTGCGAAAAATATGTTAAGGTAATTAGTTTAGATAAAGGATTAGTTCCATTTAAATTAAGAGGGTACCAAGAAGATCTTGTAAACCATTATAAAGATAATCGTTTTAGTATTGTTTTAGCTTGCCGTCAAAGTGGTAAAAGTATCACGTCAATAGCATGGCTACTTCATTACTTAGTATTTAATTCAAATAAGAAGATCGGTATTCTTGCCAATAAAGGAGCAACTGCAAGAGAAATGCTTGCGAGGCTAACTCTAATGTTAGAGAATTTACCATTCTTTTTACAGCCTGGCTGTAAAGTTTTAAATAAAGGTAATATTATTTTCAGTCATAACTCTGAGATTATTGCCGGAGCTACTAGTTCTAGTAGTATTCGTGGTTTGAGTTTGAATGTTGTATTCCTTGATGAGTTTGCTTTCGTTCAAAGGTCGGAAGAGTTTTACACTAGTACATATCCAGTTATTACTTCTGGTGAAAACACTAAGGTAATTATTACAAGCACTCCAAATGGACTTGGTAATATGTTTTATAAACTATGGGAAGGCGCTGTCCAAAAAGCTAATAACTTTGCGCCATACACAGTTAGTTGGTGGGATGTTCCAGGCAGAGATGAAGCTTGGAAAAAAGAAACTATTGCTAATACATCTGCCGTTCAATTTAAACAAGAATTTGAAATTGAGTTTATTGGTAGCTCTCATACTTTAATTGATACAAATATTCTTTTAGGAATGAATTCACGAAATCCTGAAAAAATTCAACATGATATTAATTATTATGAAGAGCCTAATCCTAGCCATACTTATGTTTTAACCGCTGATGTTTCAAAGGGGAGAGGGCAAGACTATAGTACTTTCTCCGTAATTGATATAACAAACCAGCCATTTAAACAAGTTTGCACATATAGAAATAATACAATTTCCCCTTTATTATTTCCAGATGTTATTATTAGAGCTGCCAAAACATATAATGATGCGCTTGTAATTATAGAAAATAATGATGCAGGACAAGTAGTATGTAATGCTGTTTATTATGAACATGAGTATGAAAATACTTTTACAACAAGCACAGTAAAATCAAATGGTATTGGCGTAACAATGTCTGCAAAAGTTAAACGAATGGGATGTTCTAACTTAAAAGATTTATTAGAAGGCGGTAAATTATTATTGGTTGATCCCAATACAATATCAGAATTTAGTTCTTTTGAGCCGAAGGGTAACTCGTATTCAGGCGCAAATGGAACGCACGATGACTCTGTAATGAACTTTGTTTTATTTGCATGGTTTGTTAGTACTGATTTTTTCAGATCGTTAACCGATATAGAAATTAAAGATCTTCTATATAAAGAAAGGATTATGGAAATGGAGGAAGATTTACCACCATTTGGTTATATGCATGGATCTAAAGATAATAGAAACGATGAGCATAGTAACTTAGTAGATAATATTAAAGATTGGAAATCGGCCTTTTAAGGGCCGTTATAAAATAAATATTGTTATTGAGAATATTCTTATTATGCTAATTATAAATTGTAAAACAAAATACACTGAAAGGAAAAACTTATGGGATTTTTAGTATCACCTGGAGTTGAGATCAAAGAAACTGATCTCACAGATATAGTGCCAGCACAATCCACCTCTATTGGTGGATATGCAGGGTACTTTCGTTGGGGACCGTCGGGACGTTTAGTCACGGCAGGTTCTGAAACAGACCTCGTTAAAATTTTTGGAGCACCAGAAATTAAAGGGGAACTTGAAGTTAGCTTTTTAACAGCGGCTAGCTTTTTGAAATATGGCAACTCATTAAAAGTTGCAAGAGCAATCGACGGATCATTAAACGCCACATCTGCTGGTGTTGCTATGGATCCACTTGATGGAACGATTAACGGACAAGATGATGTTGACCGATTGAATACAAAGCTATTGGCTTTGGGCACGGCTGGCCAACAAAAACTCGTTGCACGATATGGCGGAAAACTTGGCGATTCACTTAGAGTTATTTTTGTAACCGAAGAAAATTGGGCCAATTTACCAGACGGAATTAAAACACAACTTGGGTATAAACCAACTAATACTGTTTGGGCAGAAACCCTTACAGGTTTAGAAGGTGAGGCCGGTGTAAATGATGAAGTTCATATTTTAGTTCTAGATCAAGGAGGAGCTTTCACTGGAGAGCAAGGCGCAGTTCTTGAAATTTATCAAGGGGTATCGCTTGCTTCTAATGCAAAGGACGAATTTGGAAATTCTGCTTATTGGGTTTCTAAATTAAATTCCGGAAGTTCTTATGTTTGGGCCAGCGGTCCTTCTGAAGAGCCTGCTCTTATTCAAGATGCTGTTATAGATTTTTGGGATACTCTAGACTTTTTAGAGGGTGTTGCACCAGTCGGAGGCGGAGGCACTGGCCCAGCAGAAGAGCCTGGCCCAGCAGACAGCTATTTCGTTGATTTGTCCAATGGCGCAGATGACGATACCACTAGTGCTGACGCAGTTGTTGCTGCTATCGATTTATTCGGTGACTATGAGACTGTTGATGTTAATCTAATCTTCGGGCACAACTTTACCGAAGCCGTCGGAACGGTTTACTCTGCTAGTAAAACTAAACTTGTTGATGATAAACTTTTAGAAATTGCAAATGCACGTAAAGACTGCATGGCGTTTATATCAGCTCCATTAACATTATCTATACTTTCAAATGATGTTGATAAAAAAGATGATGTGATTGCTAAGTTTGATTCTATCAGTTCAACCAGTTATGCAGTATTTGACAGTACTCCGGCTTATGTTTATAATCGTTATAAAGACCAATATGTTTGGATTCCTTTATGTGGTCATATCGCAGGTCTTTGTGCTAATACTGATTTTGTTTCAGAGCCATGGTTCTCTCCAGCTGGATTAAACCGAGGTAATATTCAAAGCATTGTTAAACTCGCTTATAACCCTAAGCAAGCCGATCGTGACGAACTATACAAATCACGTATTAACCCAGTGGTTTCTTTCCCTGGTCAAGGCGTTGTTCTATATGGTGATAAGACGGCCCTCACACGTCCTTCTGCGTTTGATCGCATTAATGTTCGTAGGTTGTTTATGACTGTTGAGAAAGCAATTGCTACATCTGCTAAATTCCAGTTATTTGAAATTAACGACGAGTTTACAAGATCAGCCTTTGTTAATGCAATCGCTCCATATCTAAGAGATGTTCAAGGCCGCCGAGGTATTGAGGACTTTAAGATTGTTTGTGACTCATCTAATAATACTTCACAGGTTATTGATAGTAACAGGTTTGTTGCTAGTATTTACATCAAGCCGTTACGTTCAATTAACTTTATCACGCTTAACTTTATAGCTACCAGAACAGGTGCTATTTTTGAAGAGCTGGTTTAATAAAGGATTGATAAATATTAATATAAACAATAGAAAATAAAAATATGAGTAATATATCAGATTTTAAATCACAATTAACAGGGGGAGGCGCACGGCCAAACCTATTCAAATGTAAAGTGTATTTCCCGCCAGAGCTTTCAACAGATACGTTGACTAAGCTTGGCAGCTTTATGATCAAAGGAGCACAACTTCCATCGAGTGTTATAGCACCCGTCGAAGTTCCTTACCTAGGTCGTAAGTTAAAGGTTGCAGGAGACCGCACATTTGAACCATGGACGATCACCGTTATTAACGATGAAAACATGCTTATAAGGAATGCCTTTGAAACATGGATGGATCTTATTAACGATAATAAATCAAACACTTCGACTTATAGCCAATCAGGTGAAGCATTAAACTATATGCGGCCTGTAGAAGTTGAGCAACTTGGACGTGATGGAGCAGGGCATGGCCTTTCATCTGGTCTTGGTGATGCGATTAAGCGCTATAAATTGATTGATGCATTCCCAACAAACATCAGTGCGATTGATCTTAATTATGAAACTAACGATACAATTGAAGAATTCACAGTAGAATTTAATTACCAATATTGGGTAAGTAATACCACTGCTGCGGCTTCAGACGCAAACTAATCGTTATAATTAGTTAAAACAAATTAAGTCTTAGAATTACCCTTAGTTTCGGCTTGGGGTAATTCTAAGCATTATATATAATATATGAACGTATTCGGATTTGACATAAGCAAAAAGCTAAAGAAAGCAAATATACTAAGCGATGAATCTGACACAAAGGATTCTATTGAAAGTTTTGCTCCACCATTAAATGATGATGGCTCTGCTGTTTTTTCAGGCGGGGGCGCAACATCTGGTTATTATGGCCAAGTTCTCGATTTGGATAATTTAAATATTCAAAACGAAAAAGATCTAATTAAAAGCTATAGAACCGCTGCAGCTCAACCTGAGTGCGATATGGCAATTAATGATATTGTTAATGCTGCTATTGTTGGAGATTCTAATACTGCTCCTGTAAATTTAGTTCTTGATGATGTAGATTTACCAGATAATATTAAAAAGAAATTTAGAGAAGAGTTTGATACGATCATCAAGCTGTTAAAATTTAATTTTAGCTCACACGATATTTTTAGGCGTTGGTATATTGATGGTAAACTATATTACCATTTAATGATTGATTCCGAAAAAACCAAACAAGGGATTAAAGATGTTCGATTAATAGACCCTTTACATATTCGTAAAGTAAAGGAAGTTACTAAGAAAGTTAATAAAAGAACCGGTGAAGAAACCTCTGGAATTACTAAAGAATATTACCTTTATGGTCAAGACATGTCTGCTGGATCACAGGCGTTAAAAATTGATCCAAATGTTATTGTATATGTTCCATCTGGAACAACTGACGAAACACAAAAAATTTCAACGTCGTATATTCATAAGAGTGTAAAGTTAGTAAACCAATTGCGCGTAATGGAAGACGCTCTTGTTATTTACAGAATATCACGAGCTCCTGAACGTCGTATATTTTATATTGATATTGGTAACCTTCCAAAAGGCAAAGCTGAGGAATATGTTCAAGGTATTATGTCTAAGTATCGTAACAAATTAGTTTATGATGCGACTACTGGCGAAGTTCAGGATGAAAGTAAGAGCATGAGTATGCTTGAAGATTTTTGGTTACCGCGCCGTGAAGGGGGTAGAGGAACAGAGATTACGACTCTCCCAGGTGGCGAGAATCTTTCTCAAATTGATGATGTTATCTTTTTCCAAAAGAAACTATATCGTTCATTAAATGTTCCGTTAAGTAGGCTAGATTCTGAAAGCACTTATAATGCTGGACGAGTTAGTGAAATTTCAAGAGAAGAAGTTAAATTCCAAAAGTTTATTAATAGACTTCGCCGTAAGTTTTCGGTCTTGTTTATTGATATGCTTAGAGTACAATGCTTGCTAAAACGCTTATGTACTGAAGAAGAATGGAATGATATTGAACAGAAAATATCAATTGACTTTATTGAAGATAACTATTTTTCAGAGTTAAAGGACTTTGAAATCTTGAGGGAACGTATTACAATGTTAGAACAAATACAACCATTCATTGGTAAGTATTATTCTAAGAAGTGGGTAAGATCTAATGTTCTTAACTTTAGTGAAGAAGATGTTGAAAGAATCGACGCTGAAATTGAAGAAGATCCTGTTGATGATGATGAGTTTTAAAATGGATGCTTAAAACAAAAAATTATATAAATAAATAATATTAAAATGAATACAAACGAATTAATAAAAAGCATAGTTTCAGGCGATACTAAGCAATCTTCTGCGATTTTAACTACTCTTTTAAAAGATAAAGTTAAAACTGAAATCGATTTACAAAGAGTAACTGCAGCAAATAACATTTTTACTGATGCTGAAGATGTTGTTGAAGCTTGTGGCAAAGAGAAAAAGAAGAAGAGTAAAGAAGAAGTAGAAGAAGGTAATGAATTTACTAAAGCTGCTGCTAAAGCAGTTATTGATGGCGAAGAGGAATTCGAATTCAATGGTAAGACTTACAAAGCAACTATTGATAAAGAAGCTGCTAAAAAAATCCTTGGTATTAAAGAAGATAATTTAGAAGAAGCAACTAAAACAAAAGAAGTAACAGTTGATCAATTCTTTTCGAAATATTTCGGAACAAAGAGTTGGGCAAAGGATGCAGACTTTAAAGATCAGATCGATATGATGAGCCTTGGAAGAAAAGAGATTGCTGATTTAATTAAAAATAAAAACAAAAAGGTTAAAGTAACTTCATCTTCAAGTAGAAACGGTTGGCTTACATCTTTTTCAATGGGTGGTTATACTATTGAAGTTGAGTCAATGGACCCCGTAACAGAATTTACGTAAAATGAAACTAATTACAGAACACAACGAGGAGCTAAATTACCTCACCGAAACAAAGGATGGTAAAAAGAGCCATATCATCGAAGGTATCTTTATGCAAGCCGATCAGCTTAATCATAATAAAAGGATTTACCCAAAGGCAATTCTAGAAGGTTCGGTTAAAAAATACGTTGAGAATTACGTTGCAAAAGGTCGCGCAGTTGGTGAATTAAACCATCCTGAAGGTCCTTCAATTAATTTGGATAAAGTATCTCATCGTATTACAGAACTTAGCTGGAATGGTAACAATGTTATTGGTAAAGCAAAGATTCTTGATACTCCAATGGGAACTATCGTTAAGGGATTACTTGAAGGCGGGTGCCAGCTTGGTGTTAGTTCACGGGGAATGGGCAGTGTATCAAAAAATCGCCAAGGCGTTGATGTTGTTAACGAAGACTTTATTCTAGCAACGGTTGATATTGTACAAGATCCTTCAGCGCCATCTGCATTTGTAAATGGTATTATGGAAGGCGTCGAGTACTTCTTTGAAGGAAACCAAATCGTTTCAAAGGCGGCAGAGCATATTAAAGCTAAAGCCGACAAACTTTCTTTAAATCAATTAGAAGAGCAACAACAACAATTGTTCTCATCCTTCCTTAAGGATATTTCAATTGATTTATAAACAAATTTTTTATTATGGTTAATGTGAGAATTTATAGTATGGGAAATAATGAATATTAATGAGACTGAGATCACCTATGATTTCCTCTCCAACTTAAAAGAAACTAAGAAAAACTAAATATGTCTAATAATATATTAAACGAAGAATATGATGTTTTCGACATTGTCGAATCTGACTTAGATTCTCTTGACACGTTAGAGGAAATTCCTAATTTGGAAATAAGTGAAGAAGCCTCTGACTCTGAGGAAACATTCAATGATTCTATTGAAGAATCTGTCGAAGAAACCGAAGAAACCGCTGAAGATATTGCGATCTATAATGAGAGTAATGAAATTAGTGAGGATGTCAATGAGATTGAAGATTATTTAGTACAACGCAGAAATGCACGAACTAAATCCGAAATGGAAATAAGTGAACAACATCCTAACAAACAAGAAACAATGGAAGAACAAGAAATTAGCGAAGAAGTGGTAGCCGTTGAGGAAACCGAAGAAATCGTTGAAGGTTCTGTTGAGCAAGCTGAAGAAGTAGTTGCTGAGCAAACTGAAGAAGTTGAATCTACTGAAGAAGTAGAAGAGATTGAAGAAGCCGCTGAAGTTGAATCTACTGAAGAAGTAGAAGAGATTGAAGAAGCTAAGAAAGCTACTAAGAAAGAATCCGATGACGAAGAGGAAGAAGAATCTGATGAAGATTCCGACGACGAAGAAGAAATGGATTCCGACGAGGAAGACGAAGAAGAAGACGAAGAAGAAGACGTAAAGTCCGAAAAGAAAGTTAAAAAGGAAGATGCTATTACGGTTGAAACCGACGATATTAAACGTTTAATTGAGTCAGAAGAAAACCTTACCGAAGGCTTTAAAGCCAAGGCTGCTCTTATTTTTGAAACTGAAGTTCGTTCACAAATCGCTGAAGCTAAGGAGAAGATCCAAGCTGAATATGATGAGAAACTAACTGAAGAAGTTGAGACAATGAGCTCAGCTTTATCAGAGCAAGTTGATGAGTATTTAACCTACGCAGTATCTGAGTGGGCTAAGGAAAATTCAGTTGCTATTGAAACTTCTCTACGTACTTCTATTGCTGAAGACTTTATGTCTTCACTTAAGACTCTCTTTGTTGAGAACTATATTGAAGTTCCTGATACTAAGGTTGATCTTTTCGAGCAATTGGAAAGTGAAGTTGCCCAAATTAAAGAGGACTTTGATAAGACAAGCGCAATCGCTGATGAATTGGCCGATAAGGTTGATGCACTAACTCGTGAAAAGGTTATTGCTGAGTCATGCGAAGGTCTTGTTGAAACTCAAGTAGAAAAACTAAAAACATTGGCTGAGAACGTTGATTTTGAAGGTGAAGATAAATTCCGTGAGAGTATTAATACTCTTAAGGGCTTCTACTTTGAAGGTACTGAGTCAATTACAGAAGAAACCGAAGAAGAGTCTGATGAAGATTCTTATTCAACCACAGAAACTATTGTTGAAGAAGCCGCCAGCTCTGATGAGCCAAAGGTTTCCAAAGCAATGCAAAATTATTTAAGTGCTATTAGCAAAGGGAAGAAATTCTCCGAGTAAAGCATTTCCTATACAAAAAACAAAAACACAAACTATAAATTAAAAAAATGTTTAATTCAGAAGAACTAGAAAAAAAGTGGGCTCCCATTCTTGAGAGCGCCGATGCACCTGCCTTCGCCGATAACCATCGCAAAGCAGTAACTGCAGTTATGTTAGAAAACCAAGAGAAGGCACTTGCCGAAGCTCGTGGCCAATCTCAATACCTTAGTGAGGAAACTCCTTCAAACGTTGCAGCTGGTACCGATAACTGGGATCCAGTACTCATCAGCCTTGTACGTCGTGCAATGCCAAGCCTTATCGCTTATGATGTTTGTGGTGTTCAGCCAATGTCCGGTCCTACTGGTCTCATCTTCGCGATGAAGTCTCGTTATAATAGCGCTGATGCATCTCCTGTTGATAAAACTAATGATGACGAAGCTCTTTTCGATACTATCGATCAATTCGCTCCTTCTACCTCTACTTCAATTGGTGAAGGCAACATTACTAAGGACATGGGTTTCACTATCGAGAAAGTTGTTGTTGAAGCTAAGACACGCGCTCTTAAAGCTGAGTACTCAATGGAACTTGCTCAAGACCTCAAGGCCATTCACGGTCTTGATGCTGAAGCAGAACTTGCTAATATTCTTAGCACTGAGATCCTTGCTGAAATCAACCGCGAAGTTATTGATTCAATTAATACCGCGGCGGTTCAAGGTTTCCAAAATGACGTTGGCGGTGCTGACGGTACTTTTGATTTAGATACCGATGCTGATGGCCGTTGGGCTGTTGAGAAGTTCAAATCACTTCTCTTCCAACTTGAGCTTGAATCCAATGAGATTGCTAAAGGTACTCGTCGTGGAAAAGGTAACTATGTTATCTGCTCTTCAAACGTTGCTTCTGCTCTTGCAGCTGCAGGCGTTCTCGACTATGCTCCAGCTATCGCGTCCAACTTAAACGTTGACACAACCGGTAACACATTCGCTGGTCTTATCAATGGCCGCATTAAGGTATATGTTGATCCATATGCAATTGATGATTACGCTACCGTTGGTTACAAAGGTGCTAACTCGTATGATGCTGGTATTTACTACTGCCCATACGTTCCTCTTACAATGGTTCGCGCCGTTGACGAGAACAGCTTCCAGCCTAAGATCGGCTTTAAGACTCGTTATGGTCTTGCTGCTAACCCAATGGCTCATGATCCTATTAGTGGACCAACCAGTAAGCCAGCCGGTACTGCTAACAACCCTTACTTCCGTAGGTTCCTTGTTACTAACATCAATGGCACTACGCCAGTTGTTTAATTAGTAAAAACTAATTTTCGTCCACTACCTTAGGACGACACAAACCCGATGAGGGGCTGTCAGAAATGGCGGTCCCTCATTTTTTGTTATAAATAATAATAATATGATTGAGAATAACTTTTTACCAACAACCGATAACTTTACTGTTCATATAGGAGAACGTGGAAGCAAATCTGTTTTAAATAGAAGTATTGTTTCTTTTTCTTTACCTGCTATAACCAATAATGAGATTAGTACTCCTTATTTAAATATGCCTGGATTTTCTGTTTCTGAAACAACAAGTAAAGAGCCGTTGGCCATCTCGTTTATTTGCGACGAAGATATGACAGCTTATGAAGAAATTTATAATTGGATGAATGATAATAATAATCCAAACAAAGATTCCAATGATCAAAACGCCAGTTTAATTGATTTTAAAGATATTACAATTAATATTAAATCAAGCCATAATAATTTAAATAAGCAATTACATTTTAAAGATGCGTTTCCAACATCGCTTGGTGGTGTTGATTTTAATATACAAGCAGAAGGCGAACCAGTATATGCGGTATTCCAAGTATCGTTTAGATATGATACTTTTGAGTTTAGGAAATAAGCATTATATATAAATTATATGATGGATCTAGAATCACTACTAAAACTGTGGGAAACCGATTCTAAAATTGACGATGTTAATTTAGATGATACAAGTATTAACAGTGCAAAGCTGCATAGTAAATATCTTGAGTTACATTCGCACGCTAAACTAAGACTAAAGAAAAAAGAATTAGAATTAGCGGTTTTGAATAAAGACCTTTGGTTATATTACAATGGTAAAATGACTAAAGAAGAAATGGATACGTTAAGTTGGAATTACGATCCTTTTAATGGAATGGCCAAACCGCTTAAAGGCGACATGAATAAATTTTATGATGCTGACCCAAATAAAGTTGAGATGGAAATGAGAGTTGAATACTTAAAAACCTATTGCGATACTTGTAAAGATATAATTGATAATGTTCGTTTTAGACATTTAACTATTAAGAATATAATCGCGCATCGCCAGTTTGTATCTGGAAATTAAAAATGAGTAGTACGTATGACATATCACATGTAGATGAAACCTTAATTCATATTAAGTCGGATGACTGACCAAGAAGAAAAATTCTTTAAGAAAGCGAGTTACCTTATAGCTCGTGGTTATGTTAATAACCAAACGGTTGAAGAATTAGTTGAGCATTTAAAAGAAGTTGAGCTCAAAGAAAAGAAAGCCTCTTTAAAAAGGCTTAATGATAAATAAAAAAGTTAAGGCCGATCACGGAAGTACGAATTCCCACCGGCACTATTCAATTCCAACTAAAGAACACGATGAACAGCAACAATGTATATATAATGTCTCAAGCAGACATTGAACGATTAGGTTTAAACGACGGATTAATAATCGAAGCTCCAACTCGGGAAGAGTTACTCAAACATGGTAAGTTTGATTTTGGTGGTAATGATTCCAAAGTAGTTACTATAAACGGCGTCAAGTATAAAGCTCAAAAGGATGCAGCACGCGATTTAAAAGTTTCAGCTGGTACAATAAGTAATCTTGTTAAAGAACACGGTGATACTTTTAATTTTACTAGAGATGATCTAAAAGATACTCGATTTAAAAAGGGGTGTGTTAATAATAATAAAGGTAAAAAGATGCCTATAATTAGTGAGAAGAGAAAAGAATCTTGGATTAAGTGGAGAAAACAAAATCCAGATTATAAAGATAAGTGGAAGAAGTATGAACCAATCGGTAAAGAGAATTGGAACAATGTTGATAACATTTCTGCTTTAAATAAAAAGATTGCAGTTTGTCCACATTGTAAAGCTAAAGGGAATGTTGGTAATATGAAACGGTGGCACTTTGAAAACTGTAAAAATAAAGCTTGATATATACTATAGAGAATGAGTAGCACATATGACATAAGCCACGTTGATGAAACCTTAATTCATATTAAGTCGGATGATTCTGGTGCTATGATGGATCTTAGCGAGCATTATACTTTTTATGTTGACGGGCACAAATTCATGCCCGCGTTTCGTAATAAAAGTTGGGATGGAAAAATTCGTTTACTGAATATGCGCAATCATACGTTGCCATATGGTTTATTACCAAAGACACTCAGTTTTGCAAAGAATAGTGGATATGGAATTAACCTTTGCTCTACTCTTAAAAACAAAGAGGTTATAGATAAAGATGACCTTGATAAATTTGCAAATTCTCAAGAGCTAAGAGCTGGAGGAAAAAAAATTGAGCTTCGTGATTATCAGTATGACGCATTTATTCATGGAATTACTGAGGGCAGATCATTAATTGTTTCACCAACTGGTTCTGGTAAGAGTTTAATAATTTACATGTATATCAAATGGTATATAGAAAATCATGATGATAATGTTTTAATCATTGTTCCAACTACTTCATTGGTTGAACAAATGAGTAAAGACTTTGCCGATTATAGTTCACACGATGATTCGTTTGATGCTGATCTTGAAATACATAAAATATATTCCGGCAAAGAAAAAGAAAACTTTGATGCTCGTGTTATTATTTCAACATGGCAAAGCGCTATAAACCTTCGTCCTGAATGGTTCGAACAATATGGAATGATCATTGGAGACGAAGCGCACCTCTTTAAAGCCAAGAGTCTTAATAAGATTATGGGGATGTTAGTTAATGCGCCTTATAGAATTGGTACTACTGGAACTCTTGATGGAAGTCTTTGTAATGAATTGGTTTTAATTGGAAACTTTGGTCCAACGTTTAACGTAATTTCAACTAAGAAATTAATTGATTCAAAGACACTTGCTGATCTTGAGATTAAATGTATTGTATGCAACCATGATGATGCTCTAAAGAAAGCAGTTGTTAAAATGGATTATCAAAGTGAAATTGCAACAATTGTTGAACACCCAAACCGAAATAAATTTATATCAAAGTTAGCGCTTGATCAAAATGGTAATACACTTGTTCTTTTTAATCTCGTTAAGAAACATGGTAAACCTTTGTTTAAAATGATTCAAGACAGCGCAGATGATAAAGATAATATCTTTTATGTTAGTGGAGAAGTAAAAGCGGATGACAGAGAAAACATTCGAAGTATTGTTGATACTAATCCCTTAACAACTACAATGAAATTTGGTTTAAAAAAGATCACTGTCGGGCAAAACGTAAAAGTTCCATTAACAGATGGATCTGAAAAATTAGCGTGTGAAATAACAATTGATGATGATATATTAGAAAATTGGGTAATGACTCGATGGCGTGAAGCGGGAATATAAAAGTAAAAAGACTTGGATGTTCTGGTGTACCTGGGAGGGTTATAATAAGAAGGACATAGATTTTAATAATGAAGGAATGGATGATTTAGATAAGATAAGTTATTCAGAATATAGAAAAAGATTAATATTAAAAAAAGAAAACAATTTATATGAAACCAGATAAAATAACAAGCACAAGCGGAGCAATTATTGTGGCAAGTACTGGTGTGTTTTCAACAGGAATTAATATTAAGAACTTACATAATATTATATTCGCTAGTCCAACAAAATCTCAAATTAAAGTTCTTCAAAGTATTGGTCGTGGATTGAGAAAATCAGATGATGGAAGAAAAACTATTGTATTTGATATTTCTGATAACCTTAGTTGGCGTAAAAAGAAAAACTATACGTTTAAACATGCTCAGGAAAGAATCCGTATATATAATAAAGAGGGATTCAAATACAAGATCTTCGAAATACCATTAAGTTTAGATGAAATACAATAACGACATATCAAACAAACTTGATGTTAGAATCTTTACTACTATTTCTGGAAGAGTCTTAATTGGAGAACTTATTAATGTATCGGATATTGGAGTTGAATTAGAAAATGTATTTTTAATGGACCCTTCTAATCCCGAAGGGATGGTTCCCATACATCAAGATTCAATAATGAATACATCAATAATAACTTTATATGATAAGATTATTGAAACTGAAACACCAGTTAATAGTGAATCAACTTTAAGTAATTACATTCAACATTGTTTAGGTAATACTTTAATGGATATTGAATCTAACTTTCCAAAAAAAATCAATAAAAAAAATAAGGATACTAATGATGATACCTTATTTAATTGGAGGAATAGGTTTAATTGATTATTGTTTTTGTTATTCTATAGAATATTATACTATAAGATCAATAGTATGTAAATAATAAAATTCATAATAATAAAAAAGATTGATAGCATTTTGTTATATACATTAGACTAAATCTATGGTATAATATATACATATGAAGGATAAAGATAAACCTACATCAGATGAAGTAGTCAATAAGAAAGCCGTTAAGAAGAAGACGGCAAAAAAGAAAACTGCTAAGAAGAAGACTGCGAAGAAACGTGGCCCACATTATATTGATAACGCTTTATTCGGGCAAGCCGTATCTGAACATGTTAAAGGTGTTAAAGAAGATATTGAAAATGGTATAGATCCAAGAGGTATTACTGATTATGTTGGTAAATGTTTTTTGAATATTGCAGAAGGTCTTTCTCATAGTGGTAATTTTATTAACTATACATATCGAGAGGATATGGTTATGGATGCAGTTGAGAATTGTATTAAGTATGTTAATAATTATGATATTGATAAACCTACGCGAACAGGAAAGCCAAACGCGTTTAGTTACTTTACACAAATTAGTTGGTTTGCTTTTCTAAGAAGGATTGCTAAAGAAAAGAAACAAACTGAGATCAAACAAAAAATAATCAGTACATCTGCTGTTGATGTATTTGCTGACTTTAGTGGAGACTCTGCTCAAATTGGTGAAGGAGTAATTAACAGGATGAGAAATACAAACCCATTCTTTAAAGAAGAAAAGGGCCCAACTCCTGAAGAAGTTGAGTTACCTCCAAAGCGTAGAGGAAGACGTCCTGCTAAGAAAGCTAAGAACGGTCCTTTAACTGATTTTTTCGATAAGTAATATGAAGTTAGTTGTAATAACAGACACTCATGCGGGTGTTAAAAATGGTAGTGATATCTTCTTAGATTATTCTGAAAGATTTTATGATAAGGTTTTCTTTCCTTATTGTTTAGAAAATGGTATAACTAAGATACTTCATCTTGGTGATTATTTTGATCATCGAAGAGTGGTAAATTTTAAAGTTCTTAGTAGGAATAAGAAAATGTTTCTTGATAAGTTAAGAGAACATGGAATGACCATGGATCTTATTCCAGGAAACCACGACGTATTTTATAAAAATACAAATTCATTATCAAGTTGCGAAGAGATTCTTCAACATTATAAAGATGTTGTAAATCTACACATGGAACCAACCGTCGTGAGTTATGGTAGTTTGGATATTGCATTAATCCCTTGGATAAATTCTGAGAATTACGATGAAGTAACTGACTTTGTTAAAAATGTAAAAGCTCCATTCTTAGGTGGGCATTTAGAACTTCAAGGATTTGATATGATGAAAGGAGTTCAAGCTAGTTCTGGAGCTATGAAGTCTGATATCTTTTCTCGATTTGAAATTGTAATGAGCGGCCACTTTCATACAAAAAGCAATAAAGGAAATATTCATTATCTTGGAACTCCCTTTGAATTAACCTGGGCAGATTGTAATGATCCAAAGTTTTTCCATGTTATTGATACAGAGACACGTGAGCTAATGCCAATTCGTAACCCGCTTACAATTTATAATAAACTAGTATATGATGATAGTAAAGCGTCTGATGATATTATCACAGAGATTAAGTCGTGTAATTTTAGTTGTGTACCAGATTCATATGTAAAAGTAATTGTTATTAATAAGAAGAACCCGTTTCTTTTTGACAAATATATTGATGAGATAATTAATAAAGAGCCCTTTGATTTAAAGATTGTAGAAAACTTTGATGAATATCTTTCAGAAAATGTTGAAGATGAAAAGATTGAAATAACTGATACTGTCAGCTTATTGAATACATATGTTGATTCTGTTGAAACTGAATTAGACTCTGACCGAATAAAATTAAAACTGCAAGAACTTTTTGTTGAAGCTCAATCTTCAGACGCACTATAAAATATTATGATAGAATTCCATACCTTAACATATTCAAATTTTCTCTCAGTTGGAGATACACCAATCACTATTGATTTTGAAGCAACTAAATCAACATTAATTGTTGGCCATAATGGATCTGGTAAGAGTTTAATGCTAGATGCTCTTAGCTTTGCTTTGTTTGGTAAACCACACCGAGCTATTAATAAGCCTCAATTAATTAATAGTATCAATGGTAAAAAGTGTTTAGTAGAAATAACCTTTTCGGTTGGTAATAAGAATTACAAAATCGTCCGAGGACTTAAACCAAACATTTTTGAGATATGGGTTAATGGTGAAATGATTAACCAAGAATCTCATTCCCGCGATTTTCAAAAGTTACTTGAGACAAACATTCTTAAATTAAACCATAAGAGTTTTCACCAAGTTGTTGTATTAGGTAATGGCAATTTTGTTCCATTCATGCAGATGCGCCAATATGAAAGGCGCAATGTTATTGAAGATCTTTTGGATATTAGTATATTTTCTAAGATGAATACTATTCTTAAAGATAATAATGCTAAGCTGAAAGATCAAATTAAAGATAATGAATATCAGTGGAAGTTGATTAAAGAAAAGATTATTTTACAGCGTAAGCATATTGATAAGTTATCAGATATCAGTGAATCTAATCGAGTTAAATATGAATCAGAGATTGCAGATATTCAATCAGAACAAAACGTTTTAATTGAAAGTAACGAAAAAATCTTGGTTCGTTACAAAGCAGAGCATAGTGATACTGAAAAGAAGCTTAATACTTTAAATCGCAGTTTGAATAAAATGAAATCATTTGAATCTCAGATTAAAAGTAAAATGAATGCTATTGAAAAGGAAGCCGATTTTTACAAGTCTAACTCAGCTTGCCCAACATGTTCTCAAGCTATTGATATTGTTATACGTGATGAGAAACTCGAATCCTGTGGGTGTAAACAAGACGAATTGACTGAAGGTTTCGAAAAATTACAGAATAACATTAAATCTACCGGCGAACAACTACAAACCACTAATCAGGAAATGCAAGAGTTGTTTAAACTTAATAATGAAATGACTAGTAATAATGTTTTGATTAAAAACTTTTCAAAGCGGATATCTGAATTAAGTACTCAAAAGAATGAAATCGCAGATGATAATGATTTAAAGAAATCGCAGAATGAATTACTTGATATGCAAACTACTAGGGATAACCTTAGCGATTTAAAATCAAATCAAATTGAAGAAAAACATTATAATGATGTTATCGGCGAACTGCTAAAGGATACTGGTATTAAAACGAAGATCATTCGTCAATACCTTCCCCCGATGAATAAGTTAATTAATAACTATCTGCAGTTGCTTGACTTCTTTGTTAGTTTTGAATTGGATGAAAACTTCAATGAAACTATTCGAAGTCGCCATCGTGATGACTTTAGTTATGCATCATTCAGTGAAGGAGAGAAACAACGAATTGACTTAAGTCTTTTATTTGCATGGCGACAAATTGCCAAAATGAAAAACTCAGCAAATACAAACCTTCTTATATTGGACGAAGTGTTTGATGCCAGTCTTGATTTTGACGGCATTGATAATTTGTTAAAGATAATGCATTCGCTTGATGATGAAACTCGTGTTTTCGTTATTAGCCATAAGCAAGACCTCCTTGAAGGAAAATTTGATCGTAAGATTGAGTTTCAAAGACGCCAAAACTTTACAAGCATAAAATCTATCACGTAACTCGTTAATGGTTAATAGGTTGAAATGCATAAAACGTGATAATAACGTAAAAAGGGCATTAGAGAGCAATTCTTCTTATTTCCTATAATATATACGTCAAACTGTTTTAAAATTGCTCTTTAAACGGTCTTTTCTACGACAAACCCTTATTTTACGGGGGTTGTAGAGAAAAATGCATATTTGTGAAATATATTATTTACATTCTATGCTTTTTAGAGTATAATATATCTACAAGGACGGCACGAGAATAGCCAACCACCACTATATCATGATTAAAGAACCACAAGTTATTAAACCAAAGCCTGACCGCACTATTATTAATATAGACGCTCAGAAACAGCTTGCCAAATTATTAGCCACTGAAGATATTCAAGTGACTGTCGGTAATTTTAAGACAGCCTATTTTGATGTTAAAAATCGAGTTCTTGGATTGCCTGCGTGGAATACCGATACTAAAGAAGTTTCCGACCTGCTTGTTGGCCATGAAGTTGGTCATGCTCTATTTACTCCTGAGGATGGAATTACTAAATTTAAAGAGCGTTATCCAAAACTCCCTTTTGATATTGCCAACATTGTTGAAGATATTAGGATTGAGAAGATGATCCAATTTAAATATCCTGGCCTTATTAAATCCTTTAATGATGGCTATTCTTATTTTAAAGAAAACGACCTTTTTGAAATTAAAGATAAGGATGTGAATGCTTTAGGATTCATTGATCGTATTAACCTTAAAGGTAAATTAAGAGATCTTATTGATGTCCAATTCTCAGATGAGGAAACCGTATTATTTGATAAGGTTAACCGTTGTAAAACCTATGATGATGTATTGGACGTTATTCAAGAGCTTGCTGATTTTATTGAGAAAGAGGAAGAGAAAAACCCCAAAGAAAAGGCAAAACAGCCTTCTGATGACGGCGAGGATAACCAAATGTCTAACGATTCAGAATCAGGTGACGATGATTTAGAATCAGAAGATGATGATGGCGATTCCTCTTCAAAATCCTCAGAAGATAAAAACTCATCTCCAGATACTAATACATCACATGGTGGAAACTCTGGAGGACAGCTTCACAGTAAAGAAGAAGAAACCTCAGAAGCGTTTAAATCAGAAACTCAAGATTCATTGGATAAACACCTTGAGGATCTTGGTGAAATGGCATCCAATGAAACTATCCTAAATAAATTTCCTGAAAAAAATGTGGGAAATTTAGTACACTCCCTCGATGACGTTCGCACGGCGCGTAAAGCATGCATTCATTATGATACTATTATGAATGATCCAATGGTTCACGAAAAGTGGGCCTTGTTTAAGAATTCTACAAAGAAAAATGTAAATATCCTTTGTAAAGAATTTGAAAGGCGAAAAGCTGCGCATTCATATTCAAGATCTACACAAGCTAGAACCGGAGCCATCAATGTAAACAAATTGCATAGTTACCAATATGATGATCAGATTTTTAAATCGGTAACCAACCTTGCTGATTCTAAAAACCACGGAATGAATATTTTTATTGACAACTCAGGAAGCATGGGTAATTGCATCAGCGATGTTATTAAGCAGACTATTCAATTGGTTATGTTTTGTAAGACGGTTGATATTCCGTTCTCTGTTTATAGTTTCACCAGTAAATCCGGTAGAGCCTTTTTGGAAAATGGTAAGTATATTAGAAAATACGAAAATAAAAACGACTTCTTTAGAAATAATTTCCAATACGGAAATAACCTTGATATCTTTACTACCGAGGTTTGTGAGTTAATGAATTCCTCTTTAAAGAAATCTAAATATGAAACTGCTTTAAAAGAATTATATATTCAAAGCGGTGCAATATTTTCAGATGGAGATAAATATGATAAGCTATCCATTCAAATAAATCAACCGTATGGCACTAGAACATATCAGACTAACCTATATTTGGAACATAACTGTATGAATTCTGAATTAGAAGAGATGGGCGGCACTCCTCTTATTGAAACTTTAATCATGGCTCACGGCCTTATCAAAAATTTCAGGAAAACGCATAATGTTGAAAAAATGACAACTGTATTTTTAACAGATGGCGAAGGCCAAACTCCTCACTCTCATTCTACCGAGCCAAAAGTAGAGGATGAAGAAACTCAAATGTATTCAAATTCTAAAGACCCTTGGGGAAATTACCGATATATTAAAATAGGAAAAGATACTGTTGATATTAGTCGCCAAAACCCGAATGCATATTCTGACGTTGTAAAAAGTATTAAGAAGGACACCGGCTCTAAGATGATTGGATTCTTCTTAACTTCAAGTCCGGCAAATGGCAGAAATCATTCATTCGGCGCATTGGCTCATATTAAAAATCTACGTAAGTGGGAATATATTGACAAGTGTAAAAATGAAGCTAAGAAACTAAAAAGCAACTGTTATGCTATTGAAAATGGATATAACTATGATACCTATTTCGTTATTGATAACCTTAAATCCTTAAAAATAAATGATGAAGAAGAATTTCAAGTGCCAGACACCGTTGATACTGAAGATCTTAACAAAGCCGCGAATAGAAGTAAATTGGCAACCTCCTTTAAGAAGTTTAATACCACTAAACGACAGAGTCGAATTTTCCTTAATAAATTCATTGACACGGTGATTTAATAGGAAAAAATGTGAAAATAAATGCATTTTCTATCATTATTCTATTTACATTCACTAAGATTTAGTTTATAATATATCTACAAGGAAGGGAACGGATTCGCTAAGTACCTCCCATTACACCATCAAATTACATTATGAAAAAAGACACCACAAATACGCAGAAGCCTGAGTCCAACTATGACACTGTAATGTCAGAATTAGAACAAGCAGTCTCAACATATCCAATCGTTAAAACGAAGGATATTTACACACACGCTAGAGCCCACGGTTATAGTTACAATAGTGCCAAAGAAACCTTTATGCACTCCGGCCCAAAGCGAGGTGAATGGGACATGCGCAATGTCTGCCTAACTAAGCCTACGCAAAAGAAAGCTTCGGTGGCTCAACCTCAGCAAAGTAACTCTGCTGATGAGAATTTCAAATTTGCCACTTCGGTCCAATCGGTTTCCAATGACGATGTTTATATCCCAGAGGTAGATCCTAACTTTATTTCATGGGGCGACTTCTCAAAGATTAAGAAGATTATCGACTCAAAACAATTTTTCCCTCTGTACATTAGTGGAATGTCAGGAAACGGGAAAACAATGATGGTTGAACAAGCCTGCGCAAAGGCAAAGCGCGAATATGTTCGAGTACAGATATCACCAGAAACTGATGAAGACGATCTGATTGGTGGTTTTCGTCTCATCAATGGTGAGACTGTATTCCAAAAAGGACCGGTACTAAAAGCCATGGAAGCTGGATGTATACTATTGATCGACGAAATGGACCGAGGTTCAAATAAGATCATGTGTCTCCAAGGCGTCTTGGAAGGTAAGCCGGTGATGGTAAAGAAAACGGGTGGCGTAGTTCACCCCGCTCCTGGGTTCAACGTTATTGCAACGGCGAATACTAAGGGGCGGGGTGCCGATGATGGACGATACTCTGCCGCACAAATCATTGATGATGCTTTCGTAGAACGATTCGTAGCAAGTATCGATCAGCCCTTCCCCGCATATAATGTCGAACTAAAAATTATTAAGAAGCATATGACTTCATGCGATGTCAGAGGGCACGATGATTTTGCCGATAAACTCGTCAGCTGGGGCGCAGTTATCCGTAAGACTTACGAAAGCGAGGGCGTTGACGAATTGATCTCAACTCGCCGACTATGCCACATTGTTAAAGCTCTCTCAATCTTTAATAATCGCCTAGAAGCAATTAAGATGTGTATCACTCGATTCGAAGATGAGACTAAGGAAGCTTTCCTCGATCTCTATACCAAGATTGATACAAATCAAATTGACAGAGATATGAATTTCACGACTGACGAAAACTCAACTGACGAAAACTCTAGTGATACTAGCCAACACTAATAAACAACAAACGGCTATAACAACAAAAACAACAAAAACAACAAATATGAATAAACAACAAATTGCCAAATTCCGCACGCTCGTTAAACGCAACAGTCAATCAGACGCCGTTGCCGAATGTCTTAACCGAGGCGAAGAGTTCTCAGTTGAAGATGCAAAAATGGCTGGCATTGGCGATCCCCGCCGTGTCGTAAATCGCCTTCGCACAGAGCGAGGTGTTAAGATTTACTCTAACTCTCACCGCCTACGCGGCGGTACTACCGTTAAGCGATACACCCTAGTTAGTCCTAAGGCAAAACGTTAATAGACGGTAATAATAGTACCGTGCCAGGGTTGTGGTGGTCCTGGCACGGTTACTTTTTTTATTTACAAATCACTGCAATTAGAATATAATATCATTATGACAACGTTATCAAACGACACCTTAAACATCCTAAAGAACTTTTCAGATATCAATCCAAATTTGGTTGTTAAGCCTGGGAATTCTCTAAGCACAATTGCCGAAGCAAAGAATATTTTTGCCGTAGCTGAAATTACAGAAACATTTGATTCTCAATTTGGAATCTATGATCTTAACGAATTTATCAATGTAGTTAACTTGGTAGATGAGCCTGAGCTTTCCTTTAACGGCGAATCAGTAACTCTACAAAATGGAAAAGCTAAAGCATCTTATCGCTTCGCCGATGAAAGCATTCTTACTTCGCCTCAAAACGAAATCACAATGCCATCAACTGAAGTAAGTGTATCAATTAGTGGTAATACTTTAACTCAAATTAGGAGCGCAGCTCGTGTAATGAATCATGCTATCGTTTCGCTCAAAGGCGAAGACGGCGTAGTTACTTTAGCCGTGGTTGATCCAAAGAACCCATCAGCAAATACATTTTCAATTATTCTCGATGAAGATAACGAATGTAAATCATCTTTTGATCTGCAGTTCCTCATCGCGAATTTAAAAGTTCTTAGCGGAGACTATAATGTAAAAGTTAGTTCGAAGCTAATCAGTGAGTGGATAAATACATCGGTGCCTGTAAAATACTACATCGCCCTTGAAAAAACATCAACTTATAACTAAACTAGTAAAGTAAAAACAACAAAACAACAAAACATAATTATGGAAAACGAAGAAAATACCGCAACGGAAACACCTGAAACTGTCGAAATTAACCTTGGAGCAGTAGCAATGGTATGTCGAGTAATCGCAGCATGCACAGAGCGTGGTGCGATTAAAGCAGAAGAAATGTCAACCGTTGGTCAAGTATTTGATTATATGCGCGCATTCCTTCCTGCACCTGAAGCCGCTCCTGAAGCCGAAGAAGCAACTGGAGAAGTTTCTGCTGAAGAAACCGAAGAAGCTACCTCAGACATTCTTGAGCCGGCAAAAGCCTAAACTAAAAATTGACTTAAATTTATATTATGACTGAAACACTTTGGTGCGAAAAGTATCGCCCAACCACGATTGACGATTGTATCCTTCCTAACGAATTAAAGAAAACATTTAATTCTATTGTAAAATCAGGAGAGGTTCACAACATGTTATTGACCGGCACAGCTGGTCTTGGAAAAACAACTGTAGCAAAAGCATTATGCAATCAACTTAATCTTGACTATATGCTGATTAACGGTTCGGAAGAATCTGGTATTGACGTATTGAGAAATAAGATTAAACAGTTTGCTAGTAGTGTTAGTCTTGGCGGCGGTTTAAAGGTAATCATTCTAGATGAAGCAGATTACCTTAACGCTCAAAGTACACAGCCTGCTTTGCGCGGTTTCATTGAGGAGTTCTCTAATAACTGTAGGTTTATCTTAACTTGCAATTTTAAGAATCGAATCATTGAGCCGTTGCATAGCAGGTGTTCAGTCATTGAGTTTAATACAAACAAAAAGGATCTTGCCGCACTTGCTGGTAAGTTCCTATCGCGTTTAAAAACTATATTAGATAAGGAAGGCGTTAAGTATGAAGATAAAATACTAGCCGAACTTATTATTAGATATGCTCCAGATTGGAGAAGGATTATTGGTGAGTGCCAACGATATGGAGCGAGCGGTGAGATTCCCCCAACTGTTTTGCTTGGAGTATCTGATTCTAATATTTCTGAGGTTATTACTTTCTTAAAGTCAAAAGACTTTAAAGGAATGCGAGGATGGGTATGCAATAATACATCTCTTGATAGTACTGTTGTATTTAGAAAGATATACGATTCATTATATGATTATGCGGATCCTTCATCTATTCCTTCTGCGGTTTTAATCATTGCCGATTATAGTTACAAAGCAGCGTTCTGTGGTGATAAAGAAATCAACATGGTTGCCTGTTTAGTAGAGTTAATGGCAAACATTAAATGGAAGTAATGAGCAAAGTTAAAAAACTTTCCTTCTTTGATATTTTAAATAATATTAATGCAGGTTCTAAAGCTCCGGATATTCTTAAAGGTGTAACTGCTGATTCTAGTGAATCTTTACCAGACCCTGATAGTCCTGAGAAAGCTTATACTCCATTTATGATTAACCGAGGGTTATCTCAGTTTAATGATACTATTCTATTTGCTAATGAGATGAATATGAATTATCATCTCCCTGCTAGAATGCAATACGATTTTTATAAGAACGTATTACGTCCTCGTAAAAGATTTAGTAAATGGTTTAAAGCAATTCCTGACAGCGATGATATTAAAATTATCATGGATCATTATGGATATAGTTCTGAAAAAGCGCGAGATGTGTTGGATTTATTTAATAAAGAAGAGTTAAAAGCTCTACACCGTCATCATGATAAGGGCGGAAAAGCATAATAAATAACTATAATGAATACTGATAATGAAAAAATAATGAGCTGGTCTCCTGATCATATGCTTGAGATCTATTTGGCTGAGCCAGACGATTTTCTTAAAGTAAAAGAAACTCTTACTCGAATTGGAGTCTCTTCTCAAAAAGACCAAAACACTTTATTTCAAAGCTGTCATATTCTTCATAAGCAAGGGCGATACTTTATTCTACACTTTAAAGAATTGTTTCTACTTGATGGTAAACCGTCAACGTTTACTATTGAAGATTTTAAAAGAAGGAACACTATTACAACTCTCTTATCTGATTGGGGTTTGCTTGAATTAGCAAACTATACAAAGGCTAGTGAAAAGACTAACTTAAAAAAAATTAAAATTGTACCATTTAAAGAAAAGAAGAATTGGACTCTTAACTCAAAATATAATATTGGCAACGTAAAGAAGTAATATTATAAATAATAGCATGAGCACTGAAAAATATTTACTGCCTAATGAGAAGAAGCGTTTAGATGAATCTAAAACCGAATCTATTAAAGAATCAATTACAATTCCAAAGAAAAAAGAAGAGGTTCTGAAACTAATTAATGATGCTCCTAAAACAAAAGCAACCTCTAAAGATACCAATAATCTATGGAACAAAATAGCCACTTCTTTAGTAGGTCCACTTGAAGATTTAATGTATAAAAAACCATATGATAAAGCATATAGCGCTGGATATAATGGTGATAAAGAACCAAAGAATCCATTTAAAAAAGATACATTAGCGTACTGGTTCTTTACTAATTTATATACTCAAGGTAGCAATGATAATTAATCTTTAATAAATATAAATAATAGTATGAGTACTGAGAAATATTTACTTCCTAATCAAAGGCAGGCTTTAACAGAAGTATCAAAGAAAGCTCCGGCCGAGTACCTTGATTTTCAAACTGATTACAAAGGTTCGAAACTTGTAATTGCTATTAATAATGGAGAGAACTCAGTCAGTCCTGCAGAAAAGGCTTCTGATAATTGGCCAAGTGGAGCACCTGTTACGAAGACATTTAAGAAAGCTACAGCACCTATTCCTAAAGGAGAATTCTGGGTGCTAGTAACTGATAAGCATCATTATTGGATGGTAAAAGGTACTTGGTATGCTACACAAAATAGCAAGATTACCACACCACCATTTGATTATTAGAAATGAAAAGTTTTAAACAATATTTAGAGGGATTGCGTATTGCTTATACTCCAGCTCAACAAAAAGCGATGGATAAAAGGACAAATGCGATGAATTCAGATCTTAAGAAAAAGTTTAAAGCTGGAAAGATTTCAATTAGATGGGCTCAAAGCCGAGGCGGTCACGCTATCTTTGTTAAAGGTAGAATGGAAGGTCCTCTGTTTGATTCTGAAGATGACGCTGAAGAATATTTAAAAAAACTCGGTATTCGAGTATAAATAGATTTCGATACAATAAGTTTTTGTATCGTAGAGATGCCGAAAGGATCTCGAATTACTAAAATATAACTCGCTTTTATAAGGAGTTCAAAATAAAACAAAATGACATTAACAAATACATTAAATTCGTTACCGCGTTCTTTCGCGGTTGGGTTCGATTCAATCTTTGACAGATTAGAATCAAGAGAGAAAGCATCTTATCCTCCTCACAATATTGTGAAGCATGGTGAAGATGAGTTTGAAATCGCACTAGCAGTCGCAGGCTTCAGTGATAAAGATCTTTCCGTCAAACAAGACGGAGATCAACTTATCGTTGAAGCAGATTGTGTCGATCTAAATGGAGATAAAGAATATCTTCACAAAGGAATTGCTACTCGAAGTTTCATCAAGAAGTTTACATTAGCCGATCACATTCGTGTCGAGCAAGTAGCGCTTGTTGATGGTATACTTTCAGTTCTACTAAAGAAAGAAATTCCTGAAGAAATGAAACCAAAGGAGTTTACTATTCTTCCCAACTATAGCGTCTGAATATTAAACTTTATGTTTAAACATAATAAAAGGGTTCTTCAGAGATGGGGAACCCTTTTATTATTAACTTTAGTATTTACATCTATAGTAAAAGATGATATAATATATACATGAAGAACAGCATTAGTGGATTCTACACCAGCGTCGATAGACACATGAACATGATTAAGTATCGAGGATACGATCATGATGGCAAAAAAATATATGATTCATTTAAATATCGACCAACGCTTTATGTAAATAGCAAAGACCGTAATTCAGAATGGAAAGCGATTGATGGAACTCCTGTAGGCCCAATGCAGTTTGGCACTATGAGCGAATGTCGCCAGTTCTGTAAACATTACGAAGATGTTCCTTCGTTTAAAATATATGGAAATGAAAAACATGTTCCAGCATTTATTCAAAGCCAGTGGCCTGGTGAAATTGAGTATGATAAAAAGATGGTCGACATTCTTTACATCGATATTGAAACTGCTATTGGTACAGGCTTTCCAGAACCAATGCGAGCAGAACAAGAGATTCTTACAATCGCAGTAAAGAGTAGCCGGTGTGATACTTATATCATCTGGGGACTAAAGGATTATGACCTTTCTAAAAGTGAAGTGCCACATCTTAGAAAAGAGTATCGCCAGTTTGATACTGAAACCGAACTCTTAAATGATTTTCTAGATTGGTGGAGTGATCCTATTAATACTCCAGATGTTATCACTGGTTGGAATACAGAGTTCTTTGATATTCCTTACATCGTTAATAGAATGGCTCGTATGTTGGGCAACGATGCAACCAAGCGATTATCTCCTTGGAAAAAAATTACAGATAGAACCGTAAATGTATTTGGCCGTGAGCAAACCAGCTATAACATTATGGGTATTCAACAACTCGATTACCTTGACTTATTTAAAAAGTTTACTCTTAATACTTATGGCCAACAAGAATCATATAAGCTAGATAATATTGCCGAGGTTGTTCTTGAACAAAAGAAGCTAGCTTTTGAAGGAGATCTAAAAGAATTATATGAACAAGATTTTCAGAAGTTTGTTGATTATAATATCGTTGATGTTGAATTGATTGAACTGTTTGAAAAGAAACTTGGCTTAATTGATTTGGTATTCACACTAGCATATTTTGGCGGAGTTAATTATACAGATACGCTTGGTACTGTTTCTATATGGGATAGCATTATCTTTAGGAATCTTGCTAAAAAGAAAATAGCGATTCCTCCATCAAATCCAAGTGCCAAAGCAGAATATGCTGGAGGGTTTGTTAAGCCAGTCGTGCCAGGGATGTATGATTGGGTAATGAGCTTCGATCTAAACAGCTTGTATCCTAACCTTATTATACAATATAATATGAGTCCTGAGACCCTCGTAAGGCATTCTACAGTGCCTAATATTACACCTGATCGAGTACTCGAAGATCAAACAAACATATCCCCTGACAGTAATTTGGCGGTTGCCGCAAATGGCGCAACATTTAGTAGACATAAGCAAGGGTTTCTACCAGAGATTATTGAAGAGCTTTATAATAAGCGTAAGAAGATTAAAGCAGAAATGCTAGATAAAAAGAAAGAGAATGAAAAGCAAAAAAGTAAGATACTAGACTCAGAAATCGCCAGACTTGAAACTGAACAAATGGCGATCAAGATTCTAATGAACAGCCTGTATGGAGCTTTGGCTAACAGATGGTTCCGTTACTTTGATCTTCTTGTTGCTGAAGGAATTACTCTTACAGGTCAACTTGTTATTCGTTGGGCAGAACAACATGCAAACAAATGGTTATCTTCATTCCTTAAAGATGAGAAGCCAGTTGATAGAGTTATAGCAGCAGACACTGACTCCATTTACGTTAATGTTCAAGATGTAATTGATAAGCTTAATCCAAATAACCCAGTCGAGTTTCTTGATAAGTTTGCTGAAGAAGGAATGGTTCCTGCATTGGAAAAAGCTTTTAATAAGTTAGGCGGTATTACAAATTCATATAAGAATACGATGGTGATGGCGCGAGAAGCTATTGCTGATAAAGCTATATGGACCGCCAAGAAACGATATATTCTAAATGTTCTTAATAACGAAGGTGTTCAATATGCCGAGCCTAAGATTAAGATCATGGGAATTGAAGCTATTAAGAGTTCTACTCCAAAAGTATGTCGAGGCGCTATGAAGGAAATGTTTAAAGTAATGATGAGCGGGGATGAAGATAAAACTCAAAAAGCGATCGCTTTCTTTCATAACCACTTTAATTCTTTGCCGGCCCATGAAATCGCAAGTCCTCGTGGAATTAATAATGTTACAAAATATTATGATTCACAAACTCTATATTGTAAAGGAACACCAATGCATTGCCGCGCGGCCTTAGTATATAACGATCAGTTAAAGAAGTTTAACTTAACTAATAAGTATAGGGAAATCCAAGGCGGCAATAAAATTAAGTTTGTATTTCTTAAAAAGCATAACCCAACTGGAGAAAACGTAATTGGGTTTATTGATAAGTTGCCACACGAATTTGGTTTAGATAAGTTCATTGATTATGAAACTCAATTCCAAAAAGCTTTCCTTGATCCAATTAATCTTATCTTACATGCTATTAGTTGGTCGGCAGAACCTCAAGCTAGTTTGGAAGACTTCTTTGGGCAAGTATAGATAAAACAAAGGTATGACACTCACACAATAAAAAACAAATGAACCAACTAAACAGAAACCTGACAAACGTTATTAACGAATTACAACAAGACTATTTAAAGTTTGATGATACCGTAAGAACCATCGAAGTTCTTAATGCGATTAACAATTACTTTCACACGACAGAGGAAACTCCTTTGTCTAATAAAAGCAGAGACATTCTAAAAGAAATTAAAATATATGGAAAATAATAAAACAGTAGAAGACGTGGTAAAACTAATTCCAGAAACACTTGATGATTGGGTAACGCTTGTTCCTAAAAATGACTCTCTAACATGGCAAGCATCATCTACCGATTGGCCAAGCGATATTGATAACATGCATAATAAGTATGGCGTTCATTGCGCGCTTAAAAAGTTAGATAGTAAAGACCTAAGAGAATTTCTAAACTTTCGTTTAGACTTCCTAGAAGAAGAACTTACTGAAACAAAAAATGCAGTTGGTAAACTACATTGTGATGACGTTGATTGCGAAGAAGTGGTTGATGGTTTAATTGATCTTTGCGTTGTCGCTATTGGAACGTTAAATGCGTTTGGAGTTGACGAACATAAAGCGTGGGAAGCAGTTCATAACGCTAATATGAATAAGGAAGTCGGCGTTAAAGAAGGTCGAGACAATCCACTAGGTCTTCCAGATTTAGTAAAGCCTAAAGGGTGGGTCGCGCCAGATCATTCTGATAATCACGGGTTTCTTCCTAAATTAAACGAATAAAAGATTTACATTTTAGTAAATATAGTATATAATATTAATTATGGATTTACTTCTATTCATCATGCTTTTAATAGTAGCAGCACTTTGCTACTTAATACCCACTTTTGTGGCGGTCGTAAATAAACATAAATACGCTCTTCCTATTTTTATAGCTAACCTATTCTTTGGCGTTACGGTTGTGGGATGGGCCGCTCTATTAATCTTTGCTATACTTAAAGAGTTTAGAGCAGAAAATAAAGTATGAAATATTCATTAACTATATTTAAATCAATCTTTGATAATTCGACTCATCGTAAGATGTCCTTTGACGGTTGGGATGAGTTTAAAGAACTTCTTTTAAACCTTAGTAAAGAAGATGGTTATAAACCAAAGAAAGACGAAAGAAAAGATGGTTCACCTCTTATCAGCCCAGCAGTATATGATAAAGATGAAAAGCGAAGAAATGTAAATGTTTTATGTTGGGGTGGTTGGGCTGCAATTGACGTTGACGATTATGAGTGTAATTTCGAACAAGCGTTGGTTGTTTTTAAAGATATCAAATGTGTTGTTTATAATAGCGCAAGCTCGACAAAAGAAAAGCCAAAGTTCAGAGTTATTATACCATTCACAAAGACTATAGAAAAGGATGATATAAAGCATTTATGGTTTGCTCTGAATAAAGAGTTTAATTCATTAGGTGATCCACAAACGAAGGATCTATCAAGGATGTATTACGTCCCAGCACAATATCCAGGTGCTTATTCATTCATTCATTGTAACGATGACGCCGACTTTTTAGATGTTGATTTAATAATGAAAAAGCATCCGTTTATAGTACCTCAAGAAAATTCATTTAGAAGTAAACTAAGTGAAGAAATGAAAATTAAGCTGATGAAGTATAAATCTAATCAACTTAACAACACATCTATTACTTGGTCTTCATATAGAGATTGCCCATTTGTAAATAAACAATTAGTAAATGAATATCGTGTTATTTCAGAAACTGGTTGGTATTCTAAATTATATTCAATTATGGTTAGTATTGCCGGATCCGCAATACATAAAGGATACCCAATTACTGTTAATGAAATTGTAAAGCTTGCTAAAGATATTGATATGGATACTGGATGCTGGTATAAAAATAGGCCATTAGATATTGAAGCAGAACGCGCATTAACCTTTGCACTTCAAAATGCGTAATTAATAAATAATATTATGAAGATTGAAACCAAACTGAAACGCCAGTTTAATAAAATACAAAAGGATACTGGTGTAAAACTTCCAGCTGACTATGAGTATTATTGTGGTTTATATAAATGGCCAAAAGGTTTGCGTAAGATTCTTAGTAAACGATTCAATAGCAGTTGTATGCTACATGATATTCAACATGTTTCAGGTGTTATTGATTATAAAGAAGCCGATCGCATGTTCCTTAAAAACGCTAAAGAACAAGCAGGCCGCAACGATTTTTGGATATTAATGGCATATGTATTTTACGGCGCCGTTCGTATATTAACAAAAACAAAAGCAATACGAAACAAGAAATAAAACTCTAAACATTATAAATAAATTTATATGAAAAAGAAAAACAAAAGAGCTCGTGACGAAGAAGGCCAGTTTGTTGGAGATGATCCAAGCACTCCTGATATTAATGAAGCCTTTGCAGAAGATGCTCAACCACCTAAAGAAGCACCAGCTAAAGCACCAGCTAAAGCGTCAGGCCCTAAAAAACTAACTCCGGGCCAGATTAAGAAATTAAAAGGCGAATGGGGTAGCCAGTTTAAAAATAAATTTAAAGGACGTTATTAATATTCACGTAAATAATTAAACCATGATATGGCTTCTAGTATTTTTCTAGAAGCCATATTTGTTATTTACAAACTTGGTAAAATATGGTATAATATCTTTATACATAATTATACTAACATTACAATATGAACATTAAATCCGTAAGAGACACCTTAGCAAATCTCCATAAAAATAAAGAATATGTCATAGTTAATAAACAATTAACTGTTGAAATTATTGGAGCATCTTTCATAGCAAATACTGATTCTATATTTGGTTTGGCCAATGAAGATTATATTGATCGAGAATTAATGTGGTATAGAAGTATGTCTCGTAATGTAAATGATATTAAAGGTAAGGTTCCAAAGATCTGGGAAATTGTTTCATCGCCAAAAGGAGAGATAAATTCAAATTATGGATATCTAATAAATCACAAAGATAACTATTACCAATACAAGAATGTATTAGAAACTCTTAAGAAGGATCCTAACTCGCGCAGAGCAATAATGATTTATACAAATCCTAAAATGCATACTCAATTTAAAAGGAAAGGTATGACAGATTTTGTTTGTACAAATACTGTTCAATATGTTATTCGTAAAAACAAATTGTCTGCAATTGTCCAAATGAGATCAAACGATGCTTGGGCCGGTTATAGAAACGATTACGCTTGGCAGAAATATGTTCTTAACAAGTTAGCAAAAGACCTAAATTGCAAAGAAGGTAACATTCATTGGAATGCTGGTAGCTTACACGTATATGAAAATCAATTCTACCTACTAGACCATTATTTAAAAACAGGAGAACACGAGATTACTAAAAAACAATATAATAACAACCTCTAAAAACCCACCACCCAATATGTACAGTATTAAAAAACTAGGATATGACGATTGGAATGACGCGCTTGATGCTTTCTTAGAATATAAAACCAGAGATGTGGAAAAAAACAATTTATCATTTGATGAATGGTATTCTTTTAAAACAAGAATCAAAAAAATTAATGAAAAAATTAAAAATGGGGAAGCATCTTCTAATGTTAATAAACATATAAAAAAAGATATCAAAAAACATAGCGATGACTCTGAAAATTTAACATTAGCAGAAAATGAAATTTTGGAAATGCTGAATAACTTAAATTTAGATGTAAGCATTTCGCCTAGATATAAAGAAGAATCATACTCTGAAAGAATATGCAGAGAAGCGGAAGAGCTAGCTCGCCGCGCCCATATTGGTCAAACTCGCCATAATGGAAACCCTTACATTCATCATATTGAAGATGTTGTTAACATAATTAAATCTAATAGTAATAGCAACACCGCTGAAGCAATTATTGTTGCATGGTTACACGACGTTATTTCAACCACTTCTTACACAAGTGAATTTTTATTAGAGCAATCTTGGGTAACTAAAAGAATGCTTAATGCTATTGAAGAAATTGAAATTGGTTATTTTGAAACATATCAACAGTATGTTAACAGATTAAAAGAAAATAATTTAGCTTGGGTCGTTAAGTTAGCAAAGCTTATGTCTCTTATGGATAATAATCCGACACAAGATGAGCAATTTGAGATTGAAACATTTTGCGATTATCTTGAAGATGAGCCGTAAAATAACTAAATAAAAAGATTTACATTCCCTATAAAATGTGATATAATTAATCATATGAATAAGGAAGCTAAAGAAAGTATTAAGGTATTACGAGAGTGTGCCGAATTACAAACTGCTAAATCAAGAGATTATCAAAATCCTAACAGCCGAATTAAACAAGCTGATTATTATCCACGAGGCATCGCATCTATCTTAGATATTATTTACGCCAAAACTCTTAGAATGTATTCGGTTCTAGAAGCTATGGAATCTGATACTGGATATGAGCCAAACTTTGAATCTCTTGAAGATTCTGGTAAAGATCTTATTAACTATGCATCATTCCTAGTAGCTTATATGAGACATGGTATAGATGGCCAAGATGTTAATAAAGATTTTTTAAATCGAAACGAAAACAAATAGATATATTATGAGAATTGGTATCGGTAAGATCGGTAAGTCTGTATTATTCAATAGTAAAAATTGGGGCGCCGTTGGCGGTGACAATGAAGCTCCTATTTTATATGAACACCTAATAACACAAAACCCTGAGCATACTTTTGTTATGCTTGGTGCTAGTGACTTTGACAGGTTATCTATTGCCGAGCAAGAACGAATTAATGTTCATGGTAATTTCATATATGCTTTCTCTGGGTTTTCCGAATGGCGAAAAAATCAATGGGATAGATCTAAAGCTCAGCATCCTTCAAATGATAGGCAAGAGTTTATGGAAAATATTATTATTCCAAATCCAAAATTTGAAATTGATGCTGGTGTTTTTATGTGCGGTCAAGTTTCAACTACTAATGTTGGGGGTTGGGCTCGTAAACAAACTGATCATACTCAATTAGCAAAGCCACTTGATGTTCAACGAAAGTACGCAGGACCAACAATTCATTATCTTAATAAGTATAAAGAAGTACCATGGCTTATGTTATTAAACGATCCTCGCCTTTATCCTGGGAAGATGAGAGATTTAATGAATCCTCCTAGGAAGATATACTCTCAATATAATAGAAAATGTTTGCATCTTAATAGTCTTGAATATGATAGCTCTGTTAGGGAACAGACTGAAATAGATCAACTATATAAAGGTATTGAAACCACATTTCTAATTGGTAAAGAGAAAGGTAAATCAATTCAAGAAGCACCAACCACATTAGATAGTTTCTTTGGCGAAGCTGAAGAAAAGACAACTGAAAAAGATATTAACTTTATGATTGTTTGTAATGAAGGCAAACCATCGCGCTATCCTGATTTGAAAAAATATATTCTTGAGCATGTTCAAGATGTAAATATTTACGGCCAATGGAATCCTAAAACGGTTGGTGATGATCATAGGTTTAAAGGACCTAAAAAGTTCAACGACCTAATGCAGATGTTGCCAAGAGTTAAATACACATTTTGTATCCCAATTAAAAAAGGATGGGTTACCGCAAAGTTTTGGGAAATGGCTCATTATGGAATTATACCATTCTTACACCCTACATACGATGATCAGAAACATTTAGACGTTCCTGACTTTATTAGAGTAAAAGATTCAAAAGATCTTTTTAATAAAATTAAATTCCTTGAGGAAAACCCTAAGGCTTATGCTGAACTTCGCGATCGGTTAGATGAAATGCTCAAAGAAGAGTATTACGACGGATCTTATATGAACAACTTATTAATAAACGGACTATATGAAATTAAAATCGATTGTATTTGATTTAGATGACACTATTTGTTATCCTAATCATGACCAAAGCGACAGCTATAAAAAGTATGGTTTGGCTAAACCAAATCAATCTATTATTGACAAGATGCAAGCTATGAAAAAAGATGGCTGGCATATTATTATTTCTTCTGCTCGACGAATGGCAACTCATAACGGTAACGTTAGCGCGATCGTTGCAGACATTGGAAAAATAACTATTGATTGGTTAGACCAACATGAAGTACCTTACGATGAATTACATTTTGGAAAACCTTATGCCAATACATACTATGTAGATGATAAAGCTATGACGCTAGATCATTTTGAAAAATGGAACTATAATGAATAAAATTAATTTAATAATACCTGCAGCTGGAGAAGCCACTAGGCTAAAACCACTGTCTAATAATACTTCTAAAATTATGGTTAGGGTTAATGGTAAACCCTGCCTTGATTATATTATTGAACAAGCTAATAAACTCGGAGATGTTCAAGAGATTGTTATTGTTGATGGAAAGTTTGATGATGTTCGTGAATATTGCTCTCTTAAACATCCAGAGGTTTCTTTCATTAAACAAGAAAACCTGAATGGACCTCGTCCAGCTATTGCTTTAGGTTTTACTAAAATTGAAAACGATCTCCCAACTGTCGTATGGTTAGGCGATGCAATTATTCTTGAAGATAATTTACCACTTGGCGAAGATTTTCTTTTATGTAAACAGGTTGACAACCATTCATCATGGTGTATGTGGGATGGCTCTGATTATTATAATAAGCCAGATCAAACCGTTAATGATAGCGTAGCTCTTGTTGGTTTGTATTCTTTTTCAGATGGCGAACAAGCAAAGTATTCGTTTCAATCTGTTAACTCATATGATATTTCAGACGCTTTAGAAAACTATACAGATAAACATATAAAACGTTTTCAAAGAGTTCTTACTGATGAATGGTATGATATTGGAACTCTTAGTGTATATCATGAAACTTGTGGAAAACTATTGAGGCTAAAAAGCCGAGCTTTTAATAACATATCATTTAACGACGAACTTGGAACCGTTACTAAATCTCCAGACTATCATGACAAGCATTCTGTTGATACACTTAACTCAGAGCGGTTATGGTATAAAAATATAACAGCCGAACAGTCATTGCTGGTTCCTAGAGTAATTCCGCATGAGAATGATTTAATAATGTCTTATGAGTCAGGCTCATTATTATCAGACTTAATGTTATATGAAAACTTATCAGAATCTAATTGGAGTTTTATTATTGATAAACTGTTTCGTATTAAATTAAAATACTTTTCAGAACCACTTAACAGAGTTTTAGAAGATGATTTTAGTATGCTCTCTAAAAGGATCTGGATAGATAAAACAGAAGAACGTTTAGATCAAACCACCTTTGACAAAAAAGAACGCGAAACTTTAAATGATATTGCAATAAAAATACATCGCAATACAATTCCTGTTCAAACTCACCATGGTGATTTACATTTTGGAAATGTTCTTTACAACCATTATACAAACCAATTTAAATTAATTGATCCAAGAGGTAATTACGGAGGAGTAATCTCAACGCTTGGTGATAACTATTATGATTGGTGTAAATTGGCTCATGATCTTTATCATGGCTATTCGGCAATTGTTGCAAATGTTAAACAAAACAAAATTGTAAAGAAAGTTTTTATTGAGAAGTTAAAAGAATATAAACTTCCCATAAATGATATAGTAGACGGCGGCTTGTTGTTATTAGCAACATGCATACCATTACACTATGATGACTCTGATAGACAAAAAAGAATATCAAAATACGTAAGTAAAACATTAAAACAAAATAAATGAAAAAAGAAGACATAACATATGGTTCAATCGTACCTCTTATTGGTGGCGAAAGTTTAGCGATACAAAACGTATTAAATGATAAACACCCTGAGTGGGTAATATCTTATAGAGCGTTTGAAGAAAACGATTCTCATTATA